TCCAGCATTATAATCAAGTATAATTTGTTTCAAATACTCGATTTGGTCTGGCGTTCTCATCGGACTTTTAATCTTTTTGCCAACATCAAGAAGGTTAATACCATTTACTATCTTTGCTCGCTTATCTACACTGCCGTCACGCTGCACATAATCATAAAACTCAACAACGAGAATGAATGAATTATCCACTTGTCGGGCGGGGTCGTAAAAGATACCATATTTCTTATCCCCAGTCTCATTACAATGAACTGGCTTTCTTGTTTCTTCGTTACGAGTAATAACACCACGTTTGATAATTGCATCCGCACCAGCTTCAGTAGTAAACTGACAATAATATTCACGTCTCGCCTTTTCTGGATTCGTTCTCATTTCTGATTCTACAGTAGAACGAGTCAGAAGAGGAGCAATAACTTCTCCATGAAGAGTTGGTTTAAAAGCTAGTTCACAATCAAAATGAAGGACACAATAATTTGGATCCCCCATGATTTGTCGCTTTGCATATTCGCGATACAATCTATAAAACATCGTATCTACCGAACTAGCAGAGCTAATATAAAGTTTTTGGTATGGCATACCTTGTGGAAAACAGCGTTGACGTACTTGGTCAATTGATTTACCGCTTGCATCCTTACCAGTTTTTAAACTCTTATTTACAATTGCAAACGCGCCATATACATTCATTAGTTCATCTGATAAAAAACCACTTTCATCAAATACAACGGAGCCACGAAACAAATGTTATCTTATTGACTTTTTATTCAATAATTCTTATAGTTATCATTTCTATAAGTTCGGCATATCTTTTCACCTTCAACTTAATGGTCAGGCGGTGCTGACTCGTGGGGAGATTATATTCTATTACTTAGGTTCACTCCCTATGCTCTGCGTGTGACTATCGTTTTACAGACAGCCTTCCACTCGGATTGGCATTCCAGCTTTCCCGATTTCTTCAGCACTTACTTTAACTAATTATTTCTAATTAGCGAGGCAATCATTTAAGCTCCAAGTCTTACCTCTTTTTGCATCGACGTTTGAATTTAGCGTTTGAGTCATAGACCCATTATAGAGACTATAATTAAATCCATTTGAACTATGACTAAAACCGTCACCAGCCGCATTTTTAATTTCGACTTCATTCTTAAAAACTTTACCAGTAGAACCGGAGAATGTATCTATGTTATCATTTGCAAGTTTCTCTAAAATATTAAAAGTATTTTCTGCTTGGCTCCCAGTACCGCTTGCTATATATGCCCAATAGTTATTAAATAACATACCTTTCGACATTAACTCTAAGTCAATTACGGTAGACTTACCAAATCCACGACTACATACTAACAACGAATTAGGACATATCCACGTCCGCTGGACGGCTAATGCTTGCATATCAAACAACTCAATATTAAACATATTGTCAATAAATCGTACTGGATTACATTGAAAATACTTTTGCATTTCTGCAATAGCAAGTAATGATTCTATTTTTCTTGTTGACATAGGATAGTCAATTGGTCTGACAAAAATACCATAGTCTTTAAAAAAATCTTTGTCGTAATCAACTACATCATTATACGGCAGCACTATCTGATTCATCAGATTGTACCTCGTCAGATTCTACGTCGGAGAAAACAGAATAAATTTCTGACAGATTTCTAAACTCAATACTAGTATCCATTTTTTTATCCGCAAGAAAATCCTTCAAGTCAAGATTCTCTTGCAACAGTATTCTGTTAATCTCTTTATAGCAATCTCTTTCTTTTTGTATTTTGACTATGTTTTGTCGCATTGTTGCTACCATATCAGACCATTCAGACTCATCTAACTGTAATTGTTTTAGAATTGCTTTATCTGATATTTCTTGCACTTGCTGCATGCCACGACATGTCGCTATATCAAAACCATTTACTTGCCCATCTCTAAGGTTTAATTCTTTTATCTTTTTAATTTTACCAGTCCAAGTATTTTCACCTTTTGTGGAATTCTTGCTATTCTTTAAAGAAATACAACTTTGCTCTGCCAACTTAGTAGCACTCATAGTTATATTTTTTTTCATTTCTTGTAAAGCTTTGATCGTTGCAATATTCTTTTCTGCGTTTCTTGTATCTTGAACTAAATCAGCAATCATATCATCTATCTGATTAATCTGTAAAAAGTTTCTTACAATACTAATAATAGATGATGTACGCATCATATCATCGTTACCATTTTCATCCGAATCTAAAAATCCAATTAATTGAGAATAAAGAAACGGTTGGTCTGCAAGTTTTTCTCTCTCAAATGGGAGATATCCAAGAAGCCGAAGAGTGTCATTTTTATTCTTTTCAAACTGATCAAGAATCTCTTTGTCTTTTGGAAGCGCGTCCTCGATCATATCCTCAATACTAAACATACCGCCAGTATAGTTATCAGAGTCGCGATACGTAAGTGTATAATAATTTGGCATTGCAATGTTTTTTATATAGCTTGTCCACACATTAGATTTTGCTTTTCCAGTAGCTTGGTTTGCGGCCTCCAATAATGACGCATCCCAAACAGAATCAAGCATGGGTTTATTTAAGAAATACATCGCATTATCAACGGTTGTTTTATTTGGTTGTTGTCTTTCTCCTTTGACGTATGGCATTGCTATATCTATTGCACAATCTTTACAACCATCAGTTATTCCACTTGCACAATTAGGAGCAGTAGAAACATAAAACTCACTTTTCTTTCTTATCTTCCCACAATGCTGACAAGTAAAGTATCTACGACCAACGTCTAATACTTCTAAACATTGAATCTGGTCTTTATCTTCTAACTGATTATATAACCTAACTATTTCATCTATTATTTTTTTTACATCTCTTATAGCGGTGACTTTACCGTTACCAGACGACTTATCACCGATCTTTCGCATACTTCTAGTAGCCACAAATTCACCATCCTTTTAATCATAATAATAAAAGAAATCAGGAATATCTATACACAGTATCACCATGTACTATAGATATTCCTTACTAGAATAATATTTTCTTTCAATGGAGTTGCAGGAACGGGGCTTGAACCCGTAATCTCCAGTTTATGAGACTGGCAAACGTCCATCGTTATGTCCTGCGTCAATAGACGGTGTATAACCATTTCACTTAACCGTCGCCGGGTGCATGCATCCCAAGTTTTTCATGTATTTGGATTAAAAAGAAATCGGGAACATCGACAACCGAAGTTGTATGTTCCATTTAAGAAACTTTGTTTCTTTCAATCATTATTAACGAATGCAGCACTTCCGACGCTACAATACCAGTCGGCAGGATTTGCACCTACACCTCTCCATTATCAACGGAGTATGCTTCTATATTCCCCTACACCACGACGTAGGCTTTGTCAGCCAAAGATTATTGCCCGCAAAGGGGCGTTGTTGTTGTGAGTAAGGATTTACACCTTACATGGCTCAGCTACGATCGGAGTCGAATACCTTATACGTCTATAAGGTCGGGTAGCACCTATTACTTCTAACTCGTTGCCTTGTATAACGTCTACATATTCCGCCATCGCAACCATATAATGCCTTTCTCATGTCTCCGTAAAGATTGAGCTTTCACTGACTATCAACAGATACCAGAGGGCTTTATTATTAATCTAAAATAAAATTATAGGTTTCTGTATGACCGTCCTCACGATCAAACCCAAACACCTTACAAGCAGAATGACTGCCTTTATACAACGACTCACTGTACGGATCACTACCAACAAACGACGGAGCCACCAGTATCTCGGTATTGTATCCACCCCTGATATTGGATGTGAGTTCCTTACTACCATGTTGATGTCCCATAATCAGATAGTCCACCATCTGACCTGACATGTCAGATAAGTCACGCAATGCCGACTCTGTAGTCTTGAGCCGATGACCGTGACATGCAACCACATTGAAGTCGTGTACATCTACCTTAATGAATTCAGAGTTTTCATCCGCCAAGTGAATCTGGATCCTGTCATTATCCCGGCACAGATCAGCAATGTAGTTACCAATGATGTATTCCACATCTTCTGCAGCCAGTTCATTTGCTTTTGCACCAATGAACCGGAGTTGTGTATGATTAGCTGTTGCCGTATGATAGTAGTATATATAACAATACTTAGATAACTCTGTCAGAAACTCCGCCATGTATCTACTGTATTCCACAATAGACTTAACCACGGTAGAGTCATTGACCTGAAGATCTGTCATACGTAGTATTCCCTGTATGTCATCACCGAGTCCAACTACGGTCAAATTCTTAAGACCATGATCCTGTATAAACGCAATAGTCTTACCTAACAGCTTGCCAAGTCTCACTTTAAAGATAGTGGGAGAGTAGCTGTTATACGGTGTCTCAAACTTTGCTCCGTAATGACAATCCGCAATCGCCAGTACATAGTCCACATTCGGGCAGTTTGATCCAATCTGTTGTTCTAACGGCGGCACATCTAGTGCGTCAATGGCAGCACCAATATACTCGTAGTACAACTCCTGTCTTACCTGCGCACGATCCAATCGATTGCGCTCGAGGTTGAGTGTCTGCAGTTTAAGTCGTTCTTTTCGTAATTCGTTTTTCTGTTTTTCAATATCTGCCAGATACTTTGCTTCGGTATCCGTCTTGCCATAGCAAGTATCCATCATCTTTGCAAATGCCTGATACTTTTTGCGGTAAGCACTTTCCGTATACCGATGCTCCAAAGCATCATTTAGGATGACAGCCACATCTTCCCATGTGCCAATCTCATCCTTCAGAGAGCAGACACGATATATAAATGCGTCTTCTGACTCTCCGGGGTTTCTATTGTAGTTCATGTATTAATCTCCTTTTTGTCTGTTACGGAATGTTTGAAGTAATTTAATCAATTCCCTACATTCCCTAACATAATAATGACGTCTCGTAGTTGACGAAAAAATATCTTTATGCCATCTACATCCACTATCTAATAAATAATCTTTTTCCTGTTTTGTAATTTCTACCATTCCTTTTATTCACACCTTTCTTTATAATTGCGTCAAGCGACTACAAGAGCAGTAGCCGCAAGACGCAGAGGAGGGTCTTATTATTGAATAGCATCTTTAAATGATGCGGTAAATTTTGCCTTAATTGTTTTCATGGCCGGGACATTAACACTTTCTCCTGTCTTAGGATTACGGCCAACTCGCGCTGATCTCTCTGTTACTTTGAACGTAACAGACGGCAATGCCTTTACTTCTTCTCCCTTACTAAGAAGTTCGGTCATAACGCTCTCTACCGCAACGAGCACTTCTCTAATATCCTGTGTTGCATATCCTGTTTTTTTTGCTACCGCCTTAACAAAAGCAGCATTACTTATTCTTTCCATTTATTTCATCTCCTTTTTAATCAAAAAGTATATTGCCAATTTCTGCAGCATTGTCAGATAATATACGCACAAATGGCATATACTTCACAATATCTGGTTCATCTGTTGCGGCGTCTCCCTTAATAACAGTTTTCTTTCCCTTACAGTTTGGATTTACGCATACAACAATATTTGTACCCGGAATAAATTTTGTACGCTGTTTGCAATAAGCGCACACTCCCTCAAACTTTTCACGTTGCATTTCTAATTTCTGAGTATCTTTTGTTCTCTTGTTTTGTGGCTTCATGCCAAATTCAGCTACGGCTATTTCGTCGAACGAATGATACACTTTGCCACTATTGTTTTTACTCATAAATTTTTCTCCTTTAATTCACAAAATTTAGGGTGTAGGCGATGTGCCTACTTTTCTATCATAAGTGGCAAAAAGTCCACGTTGATTGCACGTTATAAAATCCTTATTTTATAAAGAAAATTAATTTCCTACTTCAACGCTGCGCTGCACATCCCCTGCAATTTTGACGCATTTTTTGAAGTTTTTGGGGCTCATGTCATACAATATCTTGAGCAGAAGAGGGCGGTTTTTACTAAGTTTTGTATTCACATAGTCTGAATGCCCCTGCATCTGCGGCGTTATTGTTAGTGCTCTATTGATTAGCCAAGACATTAATCCAATGTAATTGCTGGATAAAGTTACATGGCGCAATTCATTTAACAAATCTTCATAATCACTGCGCAGTAAAAAGTAATCGCTACTTGACATATCATCAGATACATTCGCAATAAATAACTCTAATGAATAATCCTCAATTAGTTTCTCTATCTGCTTCGATTTTCTGTAATTTACTTTGTTTTTGTGAATCACAAAAAATTCAGAGTTGTCAATTGCATTGCCAAACTTCACTTTTTTGTTTCTCATCTTGTATACACAATTCATAGGGCATACAATGTTCGGATTCACTTTGTTGCGCAAATCTGGGCGTATCCCAGCAAAGAATGCCGGATACCCAATAGACTTAATATTGAGTTCTTGTTTGATACGCTGTATCTCCTTATGTGTGTCTATATCAAATGATTTCTTTGCATTATCTATACATACTTGTGCTATAACCGCTAACTGATTTACATAGTCATCTACTTTGTCATCAAAATTGTTGTATGTATAACTTAATCCTATTTGTGCAACATTCGATGACTCTCCGATGTCAAGCTGTGCAGCCGCCAGTTTATTATCCACAAGTGCAAAGTCCTGTGGCGTATTGTTGTAAATGTTTTTTTCCTTTGGTATCTCATTTACCGGAGTAGGGTAGTTGAGATAGCAGTACTTGGCACGGGCAACAATGTTGGGTTGGTTGGTTACATAAATGCTGTCTGAGTCCTGGTCGCTGCCATTGTTTCTGTTTTGGAAATCCGTATTTACCATGTTAATTGCTATTATCTGTTTACCAAAATCAAAGTACTTAGCAATCAACTTATGTCTGGTATTATGCAGATACCCTAAATTGTGATAGCTGTTAAATGGACTCCTAAACTCCGCCAAGTATTCCCCGTTATCAAATCGTTCGGTATAACACTGTATGCAGCCTTCTTCCGTTTGGAATGTTGGATCATCTTCTGGATTTAGTCCAACGCTATGCATAAGCATTCCATACGGACTCCCAACAATTACCAAGTTATCTCCATTCTGTAGTACATGCCCACCCTTGATATCCTCCACATACGCCCGTATAATACGTTGTCTGCGTTCAATGCAGTATTCACTGTGTATGAACTCCGGATTCCATTCGCATATAGCAAGGATTACCTCAAAATCATTACAGAAATTCGCGTTGCGTTTCAGGTAATCAAAGAATATAGCGTCATCTGTTTTAAGCTTATATACATATTCCTTCGTCTCCGCCAGTATGTCATCCATATCTTCAATAGCCATCGCATTTACCATCTGGTAACTCATACGCTGTTTATCCCCAAGCTTGGATTCATGAGCCGTCTTTACTATTCCAAACATGGAACCGTTTTCCCGTACACGGTCTGACCAATAATTAAAATCCACATCAAACTTTAACCACTTGCATGCGTTATCTGTTGTAATTAACTTAATATCTTTTGCCAAGTGTGAGTTACCCCACATATCCGTGACTGTGGCAGTCTCATACTGATCGCCAAAGTAATCCTTAAAGTAGTCCTGTATTCGTGCATGGAATGCGGCAGCTTTAAAGAAGTGGTGTCGCAATAACACATACCCATTTCCCCAGTCAGGAAATATAGATGTGTCGATCAGCGCCTGACCATCAAACAACACGTTTTTGACTTCGTAATTATCACGGTGTTCGGCATGGCATCGTTTTGCTTCGTCAGTTTCTATGCTAATTACGTTTGTTATAAAGGATGACTCAAAGTCCCGTAACACCAATATTTGTGATGGCTCTATTTTAATTTTGGATTCTATGGTCGATGTTACAAGAGAGGAGTAAGCACCAATCTCTACAATGGGAGCATTCTTACGCTTTAGCTTGAGACCCATCCATAGGAAGTCATGTGCTTTCTTCCATAATCCTGCACGTATAAACATAACCGTTCCCTTTTTGGCTTTTCCCGGTGTACGGTACAGCATCTTGTATAGTATCTTTGTGTTTTTGTCATACTCTATAGTAATGCCGTTAATGTAGTAATGCTCACGCAATTCATCTGCCGCTTTACGGTTGAATTGTTCTTTGTGGGATTCGATATATCTTTTGCGTTCCGAGATCACTCTCTTGTTACGTTCGGCTTTTTCAATTTGTAGTTTGTGCCCACTTGCTTTGGCTTTTTTACGGTCAATACGATTCTTAATTACTGATTTGTATATACGGTCTAACGCCATCTTATAGGAATCCGATCCAGAATCAAACTGCAGGCAGATAACATCACGAGTAAATCCGTGTTTATTTACTTTAAGACCGTTTTCCTTAATAAAATCCAGAAACAGACTATTGGTCAACATAGCTGGGGTAGTGTTGTAGTTGTTACGTACACCCAGTGATTTGTCCCATACAGATGAAGCTTGGTAATTAGATATTTTGATACCATACTTGCTTTGCATTTAATTTAAACCTCCTTGTACCTTGAAGTACCCATCAAGTGTTTTTAAATGAGAGAGATTAGTGCCACCGTAGTATATGGCTGGGTTAATGGCATACATACTTGCTTTGTTGTGACTGATATTAAGCATGGCTGGTTTGCCATCCACTTCAATTGTCATCATCTCCTTAATAGTGCGATCCGAATTGCGTTCGCTAATATTTAGTATTTTATCTAGATCACGACTATTGGGTAGTAACAGTTTATTGATGTCTTTCTCTTTTATATTTAGGCAGATAATATTGTGATATATATTTACGTATGGTAGTAATAATATAAATCTACCTAGTAATTTATGTGACTTAATATTATCTGTTTTATTGTATAATTCTCTAATACTTTTTATAAATACTCTTGTATATTCTCCTTTATAGATATCCCTACCTTTATTACTATATATATTATTAATATAATAATTATTAGTAGAATCTAGAAGTATAAGGTTATGTGTAGTCATATACTCTATTATATTTGTAGCTGTGTTAGGACTTACACCCAGTAGTTTGATTAGTTTGTGTTTATCTACTTTGCGATTACAGGAAACCAGATAGCCTGTCTCGTATTCCATGTATGTGCACAAGTACATAAACCGAAAAGCCATTGCTGTGTCATTGTTGATGGTTTTGAGTAGTGGCAGATAGTTGGATTGGATAAACTCACCATACTCTTGTTGTAAAAACCCCGGTAGTGGCTGTACATTGTTTTTGTAGTGTTTAGTTATCTGGCGTTGTTGCTCCACTTCTGGTTTTGTGCGTATCTGGATTACATTATCTTTGATCTCTCCGGTTTCTAGGTTGATCCATTTATCCAATACTGATTCCTCCTTTGTAATATTTAGTTGATAGGATTGTAACACTTATGTAATATAATTGTAATTAAAAAGTAATAGTCTTCGTCATTTTGTGTGAAAAAGTGGGCAAATCTTCGTCATTTTGTGTGATTTTTTTTAAAGGGTTTCTTTATAGTATATACAAAATGGCTTTTCGTTCCTTCTCTATTCTCAGGGACAGGATTTGGCCTACACGAGATAAAGTAGAAAACTAACCACAGTACCATTATAACAGTATATATATAGAATGTCAACTATATCTGGCAAGGTTGTGTGAGGTTTTGGTGGTGATTCTGTATATAGGATAAGGAGATGTGGTAATGCTGCGAGTTGATCTGGTGGTGTGGTTTTGTTGTGGGGAGGGGGGATTGGGGGATTTGGGGTATTTGGGGGATTTGGGGATTTTGTGGGCAGTGTGGGTGGTAACCAGCAAGACCGCCGCAGCCGTCCCTGGCTGGGGAATCCGCGAAAACTAGCCCCCATCCTGCGGAAAATGGATATTTTACGAAAAATCCTCACCGTTGCCCGTTCTGTGCGATACTGACAGTGAGGCAAGGCCTCCCCCGTGAGGGGCACTATATCGAAAATGTCTAGTCGACTAGACCATCCGCCCGGACGAGGACGGGCGCGGAAGTCTAGCGGCTAGACCATAGGCGGAAAGCCAGAAAGGACAAGAGCATGAATAACGAAACCAAAAACACGAGCGCAAACAATGTGGCGGAGAACACCACACCGAACACCACACAGAACACCACCACGAACACCCCGAACCATGCACCCGTAGACATGGGAACGCATTACCTTGTGAACGTTTCCGCCATGGAGACATACAAGGCGGCCGACCTTGTGGACAGGCTCAACAAACGGCTTGAAACAATCGAAAACAGCGCGTTTGTTATCGCTGTTTATGGCGCGTATGTTGTCGGAAAATCTATCCCGTGCGGCAAGAGTGGCGGCACTGTTACCATCAGCAAAGACAACCGCATGAAAGCCAAAGATTTCTACGCCAAGGTTAACCGCAGCAAGGCCACTGTTTCACGGTGGTTTCAAGCACTTGACATGATTATTGAGGCGGGCTATTTTGACGAGTTTAATGAACAGCGCATCCCGTTCTCGTTCGATAAAGTGGTTATCATTTTCAACCACAAGGACGCGTTCGAGGGATGGGACAAACTGGACACGTTCAAGGCCTACATGTCAAAATCCGTTGCGGCACTTGCGGCCATGGCGAAAGATGACGAAGAAGCCGAGACCACCGAGGCCAGCGAAGCCGAGACCACCGAGACCACCGAAGAATGCGCGACACAGGAAGCCGCAAAGATGGCTACGTTCACGTATGACGGCAAGACCTACACTTGCAAAGAATCCGCGCTTGCCGAGTTTATCACAAACCATTGCACGATGGAATAGCACACGGCCCACACGGGCGGCGGCTGCTGGAAACAGCAGCCGCTTTTAATTTGTTTTTGTATCCGCAGGCGGAGGCGGTCAGGAATGACCGCCCGCAACGCCTTTTTTTATTGTTTTTATTGTCTAGTGACTAGACCGTCCTAATATAACAATATAACAGGATGGTCTAGCGACTAGACCATAAAACCATAACAAATGTGGTCTAGTGACTAGACCATGACCAACAACAAGGAGGATTAAAAATGGCACATACGGCACATACAACACATACAGTAAAGACAGCAAAGCGTTCCCAGCTCCCCCAAATGATAAACTATGCGTTCCATTTCAGATGGTTTGACACATGGGACGAAACCACCAAGGACAGATGGGTGACACTCACAACGTCGGAGACCGACCCGACCATAGCTTGTGAAGAATCTTTGTATGGGCATTTCGGATGCTATGACTTGTCATGCACAGTAAATGACTTGGTGGAATGGGAAAGATTCGAGTATGTTTTGGAAGGCGGAAAACTGGTAAAACGTACGTACTAATCAGAAGGAGGAATCATTATGGCATCTGTAATCTATAAACAAGTCATTATGAATGACGGTACAACAACAGGGTTTGAGCCTTGTGATGTTGTAAAGCGTAGAGATATGAGCAAAGCCGCAGTATTACGCGCAGTATCTGATAATAATGCGCTTGCTAACAAGTATTTGGCACAGCCTTGTCATGATAACCATGTCCACAAGGTTTTCTATCAGTTTAAGGCGGTTAGTGATGTTAAGTTTGAGAAGTATATGCAGCCTCTCTACGTTAATCCAGTTTTTGGAGATATGTGTGTCACATACGACATAATAACACACTATTGTTATGCCAAAAATCCGTTGACCACAGAGGTTAAGACGTATGCCCGCGGTAACTGGCACATTGTCAACTGTGAGCCAGTCGGGAAGGTTACGTTCAAATGGTAATGTCTAGTGACTAGACCTCCAATAATCACCGTTGCGTGTTGTGTGTGTTGTGTTTTATGAATAGAACAAGCACACAGTCATTTGTCCTGTGTGCTTTATTGTGTTCATAAAAAATTTTTTACCAAAAGGAGGCAACACAATGAGAGGAGTAGTATATTATAATGGCGAGGCAATCGCCACAAAGCACGAGGTATATAGTCATAAAATGACTATTATATCTAGTCGGTTTGCTTTTTTAGCAATGCTGATTGAAACAACCGTACTGCCGGCAGTTAATAACAATGTAAGTGCGGCCATTGAAAAGATCCATGAGGATTATACTGTTGGATTCCTGACAGACTGGGAATATGAAACAGGTCTTGCATACCTTAATGCAAAAAGAGCATAATGTTTATAGTGTGGACTGGTAGCACATGGAAGGAGGGTACTACTGGATAAAATTGTGTATAAAGTGCCTGATGATATAAGGCGTAAAAATGTAAGTGATATTGGCTTTAAGCCTGATGTAATAAAATGGTTAATTGCCCACGGGTGTAATACTGTCGAGGACGTTATTAAACACCAAGATACTATGCCGAACAATATTCTTGTGTCTGTACGGGCTAAAATTATGTTCGGAATAGATATGTAATAACTGTGTTACCAACTGTGTTATCAACTGTGTTACCAGTCCACATTTTTTATTTTTCCCCTGATATGCAAGGGAAATAAAAAGAAGGTCTAGTGGCTAGACCTTCTGGAAAGGAAGTAAATATGGCGCACACGTTACACATTGATGTAACACAAATTTTGAGAATTGAAGAAGTGAAAGGAGACAATTAAACATGAGTGAAATAATGACACTGAAAAAGCGAGAAGAAGAGCAGATGGCGGCTATAAGGGACGCTAGAACGGAAATCTCTATCTGCGTCCACGCATATATCTTGAGTAAGATATATGATGCGATGGCAGAGCTGATGAAACACGTCGTATTAGTCTAGAAGGTCTAGTGGCTAGACCGTGCCCATAAGGAAGTCATTTCTTGTGGGCATAAGTGTAGCCATTAAACAAATACTTTCAAGAAGGGAGAACAAAACAATGACAGTAAAAGCATTGATTACGGCACTTTTGGAAATGCCAATGGAAAAAGAGATATGCCTGTTGGATGGGGAAGATGTGTATGATATTGATTTCCCTGTTCTTGATGGCGAAACTGTAATTCTTCATAATGGAGATTACTGGTTGTATGAGGATAAAAAGCAAATGGATTCTGAAATGTGGAATACTCTATTTCAGGCAAGGTGTGCATTTGAGCATCTGGATATGGAGAACGACTTTACTGTGCAGAACTGGAATCCATATTTGTATATAATTGTGAAGGATATGGAGAAAACAGTGCCGTTTAAGATGATTGTTGATAAGGAAAAGGGAATCGAAATATGTTCCAAATATGGCGAAGCAAGGTACTATCGCCCCGGCAAATGGGACATTGAAGAGGATATGAAATTATTGTTAAATAAAAGGTAGGTCTAGTGACTAGACCTCAAAAAAATAAGGAAGAAGGAAGGAGGAACCCATATGCCGACTATTTACATGAGCGACATACTTGCCGCATACGAAGAACATAGGGAATATGAAACAGAAACAGAATCTGATTATGCAGACAATCTGTTTTGTAAAGACTGAAATTAAATGTTGACACGGAAGGGAAGTGATGATATGGTAAACGCAAAGCAGTTTACATACCTTGCTATTGAGGTAAAGGACTTCGGAACGGAAGTTGAACATAGATTCCCGACAACAAAGGCAGACGACAAATTCACATTTCCCCGTGTAATGAATATGTGGTTAAAAAAGGCAAAGCGTTTATATAGGGTATACGCAAACGGAACCTGTGACATCATTAAGGAGGAAGTGTGAACAATGAACACAATTTTTAAGAGAATCGGATATATAACTTGCGTCCTGATTTTGATATGGATTCTTGGCAGTACCACGGAAGTGTGGTACCACAATGCAAATGCAAACCATGCGTATAGCGATTATAATGCATGGATTCTGTTCTTCGGCGGAGGAGAACAGACAATGGAAGTGACAGACTGTGTTCGGGTCGGCGACGGCTATATGGTGACAGTATGCGACGACAACGGAACGTTGTGGTCGTACTATGACAGCGAAAAGAAATTAAAAGGTACAACCATAAAGGTTAAATTTAACCACAATCGAATTGTGGATGTTGTGGATGCAAGATAGCAAAGGAGGAAATGAAATGCACTATATCAATAATGATAAGGCAAGCAAAGCAAGCAGAAAACGGCTCGACGTGAACGGCTACGTGGTGGTAGCAACCGTTCCGAAGGCAAAGGCAAAGCGACTTTTTGCGAAAGCCGCTACATACCACGGATGCAAGCCGTACGGCACTTGGAGTGATGGAAGTGTTGACGTTGCAATCAAGGCAAAGCCGTTTGCAAAGGCAAATGAAGTCATCACGCAGAAATGGCATGATAATTGGCAGAAGCGGATTGCCGAAGCGTAGGAGGGCACGTTGTGGAAATATTGGTTGGTTTTTATGTGGTTGCAGTGATTGGTCTGCTGGTGGGGATAGTGCTCGGTCTATATGTTCCGAGTGAATGGATCGATCGAATAAAAGAATGGAAACAAAAAAGGTCTAGTGACTAGACTATCAAAAAAGTTTCGTAGTTAGACAGTATCCACAAAGGTTTTCCCTTGTGGGTACCAGTGTGGTTATGCAACTGTAACGCAAAACGAAAGGAGAACGCAAATGAATATCTACACCTATTTCGTAAGAGGTAGCAAACTGTCTACATTTGTAACGGTTAATGCTTATTCCGAAGCAGATGCAGAAGCAAAAGCAGTAATTGCCTTTAACGATTGTATGAATGATGTGGCAATAACGCTCCGCCATTATGAGACGGGGGTGTTTTAGGAAATCGGATAAAAGAAGGGAGATTGTATGGAAAAACTTTGCAGAGAATGGTGTAAGGAACACAACGCAACGCTGATTAGCGTTGGCACTTGTGGATTTGGCTATATGACATACACCGGAGAGGTGTGGTGGATGCCATTTTACGAAATGTAGGTAGGTGGAATTATGACAAGACTCACAAAGGAACTAAAAAAGAAGGGAATCATACATGATACAGACGATATGCAAGCGTATCTGTATGGTACCGAATACGATACCGAAGAGAAATTGGTCGGTATATTCGGTGGTTTCATCGTAACCGTATGGTATAGTGCGGCCATGGATACGGAACTGCATATCTATGACAGAAACACATTTGAAGCAATCGGCGGACAATATTTACACAAGGATAGAATGTTCAACGGCTATTCCACATGGGGTAGCTTTGCATATGCAATGGAGGAATAATATGGGATGTTATGTTGAATTTAATGGCTTCACAAAGAAGTGGGAAATTAAAGGGTGCGGTTTCGTATGGGAGTACGAAACAGAAGCAGAGACACGGGCAGATTATAGCCGTGCCGTAGCACATCACTGGGAAAAGCTGATGGCGCATAATTATGTCGCAACGTTATTGGCAAGCTATCGTGGAAGGAGGATGTAGTTATGGATAGGTGCAAGGTAATCGAAATGTTGGCGGAGCGTATCTGTGCATATTGGGGAATCACAAATGTGGCTGATATGGTTGCTGCATTGTGGGACAGTTACCGTAGGCATAGTTTAGCCGCCGACTTAAAGGGAGAGGCGGAATGGCGTGAAGATGACGCGAAGGCATACGAGGCAAGTATGCTGTGGAGAGAAGTGATGGTGTTATGAAAAAATAGGAGGTACAAATATGACAGTAATAAAATCGTACTGTGGTCTAATGATCGTACAGGCAAACGAAGTCTATTATTGTGTCGACTGCTACACGATGAAGGTGAAAATTAAGGGGACTCTGTGTCAATGCGAGAAGTTCCTGAAGGAATATATGAACAATATTGTAGCAAGTTAGGAGGTATTATATGCGAGTTAAACGTTACACAGTAGTTGTAATGGAAAACGGTGACAGTTTTTCGGCTATGAACGAAAAAGGCTGTCGCAAATGGGTGGCTCAGTATATCAACCATGTAGCCAATCAGGATAATCCGTGGGAACCTCACTTTAAGATGACCACGGAAGTGTTAGAAAGTGAAAATGAAAAGGTCTAGTAACTAGACCTCATAAAAGGGAGGCAAAATTATGATGACAAAATATTATGTGCTTGTAGCAGAAGCAGCTGACGGGCATTATGGAAATCCTCTTGTAGACTATAAACTGTTTACAGAAGAACAGAAAGAGGAAATTAACGCAAAATATATGGCATGGTTAAATGGTACACAGTCTGAACTGGACAAATATAATAGGATTATTATAAACGACTATGTATATGATCCATTTATGTTGTTCTTGAAAAAAGAAATGGGCTTTGATATGGATTTCAGAGCTTGGGATTATGTGTATTGGGAAGAAATGTCTATGTATCAACAGAGAGGAGAAGAGGATGGAAAAGGGAACGATTGTTACTATTACTGTTGACCATCCGTATGGCGTTGACAACGCCAACGTCAAAGGAAATGTGGGGATTATCAAATGTAAAGATCGTTACGGGAATTTTGAGGTAAAAGACATATGTCACAACACTTATTTTTATAGCGACGATGAAATACGTTTTGCAACGCAAAATGAAATCATCGACGCATTTATAAAACTAATGGAGAGGTGATTCATATGAGAAAAATGAAAGGAGACATAATATGTGACTGGATTCTGTGCGTATTTGCGGTATCATGTGCAATCGCATTGTGGTCTGCTGTAATTGTAACAATGTAGTAAACGAAAGGAGAGCGCCATGAAAGTGTATGGTTTCACAATCAATTATAAGTGTGCAATCAAAACAAATGCAGTAACGAGCTTTGTATATGCACATGGGGAATTGGAAAAGGAAACAGGCTATGATTTAGTCTGGATTCCTGAGCACGGAGTTAGAGCAAAAGACGAGGGAATCTACGACTGTGTATTTGTTTACCCTGATGGGGAGACAACGGAAGCGAAAATATTTTTGTGGAAAGCGGAAATGTTTCCCTGTATTCATGGTTTGGTTGTTAAAGCAACTGACACAACTTATCTAAGGGATGCACAGTCTAAGTATGACTGCAAAACGGAATTTATCTGAATATAAGAAGGGAGGAAACAACATGACAGTTTATGCAAGAGACTATTATTGCGACGAACTGTATGGCGAAACTGATAATTGGTGTGCAACTGATTATGAGTGTGAACTCGAAAATGGAACCATAAACCTTGAAAATCTTATCAAGGCAATGATTGCTGAAGAATGGTTGTATGATGACGATGATGTCTATAACTGCCATATTGAAGAACGTGGCGACAAATATTATGTGGTCTTCGATAATGGAGAAGAATTGTTCTATATAAGAAGGGAGGAAACAACATGACGGTGACAGTATGGGTAGTAGGCGATGATGAAGATGTGGTTGAGGCATTTGCGACAAGGGGACTTGCAGAAAAAGCGTTCCCTGTACTGAAAACGGAAAACGGTGCAAAAGAGCGTAAGACCGACGACGGAATACATCTGTGGAACGGAAATTTATGGTGCCGTGAGATGGAATTAAAGTATTGGTTTTAAGAGCAAGAACACAAATAATTTAATGTTTTAATACAAAGGAGGAAATTAATATGTTTAACGTAGGAGACGTCGTAACCGTAAACCCCACACTTAGTGCTACAAAGCCTGATGGTACAGGTTGGGAAGTTGGAATTTGTGATGCTATGCTCAGTATGGCTGGACAGATTGCGACCATCGAATCCGTTTTAAATGAAGATGTCAACGGAGAAAAGGTGTATAAGCTTGCATTTGACGGACGTCGTTCCGTATGGTCATGGCAGGAATCCATGCTGATTGCGGGAGAATCTACAACTCCCAAAATCGAATTGCCGGAAACATGCATGGATACGCTCGCCACATATCCTCATACGGATGAAGAAAAAACGGCGAAGGCAAAACAGATTGCCGACTTAATAGATAAGTATGATTACACGTACACAATGTCGGCTTGCGATAAGATTGTCGCAGAGAACTTCGCGACGAAGGGATGGATCTATAATTTATTTTCAAAGCATCCGAACTGGGACGGTGATGGGCATGTCGTAATAAAGTCTAATATTAAACGTCCATTGGACATGCAAACAGTAAGGGAGTTCTGTACATGGTGTATTGAAATCTTCAAAAGAACCTATATAAAACAGAATGAACTTAGGGTTGGGATGTTTACATTGAAGGAATATGTAGACATCATTCATAAATATGAAAGAATGTACGAAAATTTACCTGATGGTGCCGTTTTGAACGGCAAAACTCGGTATGAGTATAGAAGCGAGGTCAGACGCATGCATGCCGTATATGCAAATGTCAACACCAAAAACGACGTTTGTACACTGGATTGCATGATGGTGTCAAGAAAAGTATATACGGAGTATCGTCAGTTTTGTAATCTGTTAGAAAATCTGTTGATTGATAAACTCGACAAGGAAAACCCGACATTGATTAACAAAAGACAGGAAAAAATTGTAGCCGAAATTATTGATTCTGGCTATTTTACATTCAAAGAGAAGCCTGTTGTTGGACAGAAGATTTGCAAGTACATCGGCAAGATTTGCAAATTCTATGGAATTAACAAATTTGTGGAAATGAAGACTGATGTATGGTATGACCAAGACGGAACACGTCATGAGAGAGCAAAGGATTATGGCTACAATTACCACTTTGCGGCTCTTGGTGACGCAATTAACCCGAACGAAATTGAAAGGGACGTTGTATTGTCTGTTGACATTATGGATTTCCTTACTATGTCATTCGGATATAAGTGGGCATCCTGTATGACTATTGATAAGGAAAATATGAGAGGTGTTACTGGTGCTCATTATAGCGGATGTTATTCCGGTGGTACACTGTCTTATGGCCTTGATAAACGCACGTTTGTTGCATATGTTCGCCCTACGGAAAGTGAACTTGCATCCATTGGAGAATCAAATCTTCCGATGGAAGAACAGAGCAAGTTTAAACGTTGTCTGTTCTTCCTTGGCGAAGATAAACTGATCCAAAGCCGTGTATATCCTGATGGTCGAGACCTCGGAGAAGAAGGGGAGGGAATTGCAACGCAAATCCGTAACATCGTTCAAAAGGCAATTGCGGATATGCTGAATGTGTCTAATATGTGGACATTAAAGCGTGGACAAAGTGCTTGTTGTGAAGTGATTGACACGGCATATGGTTCTGTTCATTACAGGGATTATGAAT